CCGAGTTCGCGGAGAAGTATCCCAACTCGACGGTGTCTGAGGTGAAGGTCGGGGAGGACGTCTTCGGCCGAATGGTCATCAAAGTAAGAGGGACCCTCATACACGAGGAGTCCACCCCGGAGCAGACTGACGAGTCCGTGAACGCTGCTTCCAACGACGAGAACGACGACGAAGAGCCTGTGTTCGTCGCGCCCGCCTTCTGGAAGATCCGCGATGAGGAGTAATCAGTCATGTCCGTTAGTCTCTACCCGCACCAACGGGAAGCCGTCAAGAACCTCTCGAACGGCAAGATTCTCTGGGGTGGGGTCGGGACTGGTAAGTCGATAACTGCGGCAGCGTACTACGTTCAGAAGGAAGCTCCGCGCGACGTTTACGTGATCACGACGGCGAAGAAGAGGGACTCTTTCGATTGGGAGAAGGAGTTCCTCAAGTTCGGTGTGGGTGATATTCGTACGCCTACTACGGGTCGGCTGATGGTCGATTCGTGGAACAATATCGCCAAGTACAAGAACGTCCGCGGAGCCTTCTTCATCTTCGATGAGCAGCGCCTCGTAGGTAGTGGTGCCTGGGCGAAGGCTTTCCAGTTCATAGCTAAGGAACAGAACAAGAACCGCTGGATCCTGCTCAGTGCAACACCTGGCGATACATGGATGGACTACATCCCCGTTTTCATCGCCAACGGCTTCTACAAGAACCGAACAGAGTTCATCAGGGACCATGTTGTGTACAGCAGCTACACGAAGTTCCCGAAGATCGAGAAGTACATCAACACCGTAAAGCTGCAGAGGCTTCGCAACAGTCTCCTGGTTCACATGCCGTACGAGAGACACACCACCAGGGTCACGCAAGAGATCGAAGTGGAGTACGACCAGGAGATGCTCGACAAGGTCATCAAGGACCGCTGGAACCCATACACGGATATGCCCATCAAGAGCCTTGCCGAGTTCTTCTACACCATGCGCAAGGTCGTCTACTCGCATCCGTCGCGTCTTGAGAAGGTCCGCGAGAAGCTCGTCAAGCACCCCAAACTTATCGTGTTCTACAACTTCGACTACGAGCTTACAGCTCTTCGTACGCTAGCCGAGCCCAAGTGTCGAGTGTTGAATGCGAAAGAGGTGGGTAAGCACCCGCCTAACAGTGTCTACGTCGGTCGTCCTAGTAAATGGGGTAACCCATTCGCGATTGGCAAGGACGGAACTAGAGAAGAAGTCGTTGCTAAGTACCGAGAGTACATCCTCGGATCAAAGCTGATGGACGACTTGCACGAACTTCGGGGTAAGGATCTGGTTTGCTGGTGTAGTCCCGAAAGCTGCCATGCCGATGTCTTGGCCGAACTGGTCAACAAGGACGTCATTACGGTAGCTGAGTGGAACGGCCACAAACACGAAGAGATTCCGAAAACCGATCAGTGGGTCTACCTCGTTCAGTACACCTCTGGGTCTGAGGGGTGGAACTGCATCGAGACCAACGCGACGCTGTTCTACTCGCTGACCTACTCGTACCGGGTGTTCCATCAGGCTCATGGTCGCATCGACCGATTGAACACCTCGTTCACTACGCTCCGTTACTACGTGTTGATGGCAGACGTAGCCATCGAGCACGCGGTGAAGAAGGCGTTGGTGAACAAACACAGCTTCAACGAAGTCAAATTCGTGAAGAAATTCAAGCAGATTACGCTCACAGCGTAGTTCGGCGACTTGCCATTTCCTTCTTCAAAAGTGGCAGATCAGTGGCAAATAGCTTGTCGAAAATGGCGAGCTGGATCGTGGGATAGGGCTAATCGGGTGAACGGGGCGATCGGCGTCAGTGGTGCTAATAGTACAAACTGACGGCCGGTCCCTCGCTTACTTGACACTTTTGACTTCGATTTGCCACCTACTCGTCACTTTTGAAAAAGAAATGGCAACCTAGTTTTCACCCATATGTCGGAATCAGAAAAATTGAATACGCAGGTCAGAGCGTTGCACTACTTGTCACTCGTCGTTTTGCCATTTATTTTCTTCAATTAATGTGAGAATAAAAAACGGTCTCACAGATATTGAAAACAACGTTGTAAGAGTAGTTCGCAAAAAAAAGTGGCAAAACGACGAGCAGGGTCCAACTTCTTGCAAACTGTCGCAAGATGTCCGTTTCAAGGGTTGGGCCATAAGAAACAACAGCACAAGAACCAAGAAAGTGATCAGGTGGGGCACATGCTAGGTCAGTGGATTGCGATTGAGGGGTTCCCAGGGTATTCGGTGAGTGACACCGGTCTGGTCCGCAATGATGACACTGGGTACTTGATGAGCAGGCTGGCGAACCAAGGTGGAGTGGTTCACGTCGGGCTCACCAAGAACCGAACCCTCTACAAGCGCTCGCTTCCTCTGTTGGTGGCGAACGCGTTCATACCCAAGCCGGAGCCTGATCGCTTCACGGGCTTCGACACACCCATCAATCTCGATGGGAACCGCTTCAACAACCACGTCCACAACCTCATGTGGCGACCCCGCTGGTTCGCAGTAAAGTACTTCCTTCAGTTCCAACAGGACGCACCGAGCATTTCGCGTCCAGTGGAGATCATCGAGAACGGCATCGTCTTCAACTCTTCGTGGGAGGCGGCAACCACACTCGGAGTGTTCGATAGCGAGATAGCCATATCCGTGATGACACAGAACTATGTCTGGCCCGTCTTCCAACGCTTCCGCGTCGCGGGCACAGATATTACCTCAACCAAAAAACACGCGCTATGATAGAAGGGATAGGATGCGCCTTTGGTTTTGAACGGGGCAGGAGGGAAACATGCGGGAAAACAAGTTCCAGAAGTCGCTAATCGAAAAACTGGAACGCTTGTTCCCCGGCTGTTTCATCCTGAAGAATGACCCGGGCTACTTGCAGGGTGTACCGGACCTCCTGATTCTTTATGGAGGCCGATGGGCCATGCTCGAAGTCAAAGCCAATCCGAATGCTGCGACTCAACCGAATCAGGCGTACTACGTCGATCTGTTGAACCGTATGTCTTTCGCGTCGTTCATCGACCCTTCGAACGAAGAGGAAGTTCTCGATGCTCTCTCCAGAGCTTTCCATGGAGTGGCACCAACACCCCAGGCTTGAGGGCTCACACGCCGTTCTGAGCCCTTCGAATTACCACTGGTTGAACGACACCGAGGAGAAACTTCTAGCTCGTCTGGACAACGCTCAGGCGGCTGCACGAGGTACCAGGCTTCATGCCAAGGCTGCCGGAAACATCGAAGATGGCCTCACTATGGCTCTGGACGGGCGCTATCCCGTTGTCGCGCGATACGTGAACGACGCCATCAAGTATGAGATGACACCTGAGCTGATGCTCATGTACACCCCGTATTGCTACGGCACTACGGATGCCATCTCGTTCGATGTCGAAGAGATGTTCCTTCGGATCCACGATCTGAAAACAGGCGTCGGCAAGGCGTCATTCGACCAGCTGTACGTCTACGCCGGTCTGTTCTGCCTCGAGTATGAGATCAAGCCGTTCGCAATCCAAGGCCAGCTTCGTATCTACCAGTTCGATGAACCGGAGATCCTAGATCTGGACCAAGGGTATTTGGCGTGGGTCTATGATCGAATCCGCACGATCAACGGCTACGTCGAACGGAAGATGGGAGCAAGGGCTTGATCATCGAAGAGGAAGCACGCGACGCCATTAAGCACTACGGCATCCGTCGACGTTCTGGACGGTACCCTTACGGGTCTGGAAAGGACGACTCGTCAAAGTACCCCTGGGAAGCCGGTGAAACTCCCGAGGAGAGGGCTGGTGCGTTCCAGGCCATCATGAAGGACCTTCGTCGTCAGGGTCTCAAGGACAAGGCGATTGCCGAGAGTTTCGGTATGACCCAGTCCGAGTTGCGAACCACGATCTCCCAGGCAAGCGCAGCCAAGAAAGCCGCGGACATCGCGCAAGCTCGTGCCCTGAAGGAGAAGGGACTTTCTAACGTCGCCATCGGTAAGAGGATGGGGATTCCCGACACGACTATTGGGAACTACCTCAAAGAGGGTGCTGCGGACAACGCTAACATTCTCTCCTCTACCGTAGCGATGCTGGAAGAACACGTCGGTAAACATAAGTATGTCGACGTCGGAAAGGGTGTAGAACTTCACCTGAACATCAGTCACGAGAAGCTGCGGGATGCTCGTCGTCTTCTCGAGAGTGAGGGTTACAAGACCCAGTACGTGAAGGTCGAGCAACTCGGTACCGGTAAGTTCACCACCTACAAGGTGCTTACTCCTCCTGGTACTTCGTGGAAAGAAACCAACGAAGCCATCCAGCGTGGAGAGCTCCACCAGATCCGCGTTCGTTCCAGTGACAAGGGACGCAACTACGACGCCATACAACCTCCCCTGTCAGTCGACCCCGGTCGTGTGAAGGTTCGTTACGCCGAAGAAGGTGGAACACAGGCCGACGGCGTGATCTACGTTCGTCGCGGAGTCAAGGACGTTTCGCTCGGCAAGTCCAACTATGCTCAGGTGCGTATCGCCGTTGGCGGTAGTCACTACCTCAAGGGCATGGCGATGTACAACGACAACATGCCCAAGGGTGCGGACCTCGTCTTCAACACCAACAAGAAGAACACCGGCAACAAGCTCGACGCCATGAAGGAAATGAAAATCGACAAGGAGACGGGTAAGGTCGACCAGAACGACCCGTTCGGCTCCATGATCGATGATCAGATCTACCGGAAGAACGCTGACGGATCCTACATCCGCGATTCATTCGGACGCAAGATCGTCGAGTCGTCAATGAACATCGTCAACAAGGAAGGTACCTGGGATACCTGGGCTAAGACCCTGTCGTCTCAGATGCTTTCCAAGCAGAAGCCGAACATCGCAAAGGAACAGCTGGCCCTTGCTCGCGAGAGCAGGGAACGGGAGTTCCGCGAGATCATGTCGTTGAACAACCCGACTATCAAGAAGCACCTTCTTGAGAAGTTCGCGGAATCGACGGATTCGGCTGCTGTGCATCTGAAGGCAGCTCACCTTCCTCGCCAGGCGACCAAGGTGATCCTCCCTGTCAACTCGCTGAAGCCAACTGAGATCTATGCGCCCACTTTCCGTGATGGAGAGACGGTTGCACTCGTTCGCTTCCCCCACGGACACATCTCTGAGATCCCCCAGCTGACGGTGAACAACCGTCACGCCGACGCCAAGAAGCTTTTGGGTCGGGCACCTGATGCTGTCGGTATCCACCACTCAGTAGCAGAGCGTCTGTCTGGTGCGGACTTCGATGGGGACACAGTCCTGGTCATCCCCAACAACCAGGGCAAGGTACGAAATGCAGCCCCTCTTGAGGGCCTGAAGGGGTTCGATCCTCAGTCCGCCTTTCCTCCGTACGACGGTATGCGTACCATCGACGGAGGCACGTACAATGCGGAAACTCGGAAGACTGAGTTCAAAGAGGGTCAGAAGACCAACCCCAAGGCCAAGGGTATGGAGATGGGTAAGATCTCCAACCTGATCACCGACATGACTGTACGTGGTGCCCCTGACGACGAGATCGTTCGTGCAGTCAGACATTCCATGGTGGTGATCGATGCTGAGAAACACAAGCTGAACTACAGGCTCTCGGCTCAGCAGAACGGGATTCCTGCCCTCATCAAGAAGTACCAGCCTAAGCCTCCAGGTATCGCTGATGGTGGCGCTTCTACTCTCATCTCGAGGGCAACCTCGGATGCGAGGCCTCTGGACAGGAAGCTCAGGTCTGCCAAGGAAGGCGGGCCTATCGATCCGAAGACTGGGAAACTGGTCTATGTGGAGACCGGTGTCGAGTTCCATACAGGCAAGAAGAAGACGATCAAGTCGACAAAGCTTGCTGAAACAGACGACGCATTCACACTTGTCTCTGATGCCAACACACGGATCGAGCGCGTCTATGCCGAACACTCGAACAGCCTGAAGGGCCTTGCCAACCAGGCAAGGCGAGAACTCCTTGGAATCAAGGACTTCGAGTACTCGCCCTCTGCCAACAAGCAGTTCCAAGCTGAGGTCAAGCTACTCAACGCCAAGCTTGGCGAAGCTCTCATGAACGCCCCCCGTGAGCGTCAGGCCCAGGTTGTAGGGAATGCGGTCTATCAGCGTAAGCTAGATGCAAACCCTGACATGGACGATGCCGAGAAGAAGAAGGTTAAGTCCAAGGCCCTTGCTAACGCACGCGACCAAGTAGGCGCAGGCAAGGACAAGATCGAGATCACGGCTGATGAGTGGACCGCTATCCAGGCTGGTGCTATCAGTAAAACCATGCTGGAGAAGATCCTTGACAACACAGACGTGGACAAGATCAAAGAACTGGCCACACCACGAGACAAGCCAGTCATGGACTCAGCTATGAAGAGTAGAGCTATGCTACTTCTTCGTGGTGATAAGTACTCTCTGGCTGATGTGGCAGATCAGCTTGGTATCTCAGTGTCCACTCTCAGGGCTGGACTGAGTGGAGTAGAAGCATGAGTGGTACCAACTATCTACTCAGTACCGAGGACAATCCCTACAACCCACACACCCACTGGGACGACTGGTGGACATGGGACTTTCCCAGGTACGACACACTCGGCCTACTTGGTCGAGTAACGCGTACGTCTGACGAACTTCCTCCTCATCTCGAGGAACAGGCGATCGATGATGCGATCGATGAGATCGTAGAACACAACGTGTCAGGCGTTCATATCAAGGTGGCCGAGCCATCGAAGACTGACGCCTAACCACCCAACAAGCAGGTCCGAGGTCAGCTGTTCACCTACTGTCATCCCCCCGACAACTAGGTGCTTCCCAATCCAGCTGACCTCGGGCCGTTCCAACTACAGGTTCTCTCCCTTTTTGCCTGGGCGATCAAGGTAGGGGGGAGGGGTCCGCAAAATTAGACCCCCCTCTGCATCGCCCGCCTCCTATTTTTTCCCCCGGCGGGACTTTTTGGGGAAACTTTTCACCCCCCTGATGATTCTCCGAGGGAAGTCTTCGTTCAAACACCACGCTCCCCTCCTTCCCTTGACCCATCCACCCCAGGCTTTCCTGACATGAACCTGTCGAAAGGAGTTGGAAACTGTGCCTGCTCGC